TGGCCGGTGGAACACTAATGTGGGTGGTGATTACTTCGCTATCGGCGTTGGTGGCACTGTTACCGGTAAGGGTGCAGACCTTCTGATCATAGATGACCCCCATAGTGAGCAGGAAGCCACCCAAGCCGCTACAGACCCCGGGATATATGACAAGGTATATGAATGGTATACCTCTGGCCCACGGCAGCGTTTGCAGCCCGGTGGGGCCATTGTGATTGTCATGACGAGGTGGGGCAAGAGAGACCTCACCGGTCAGATCATTAGCAGGGCCGCTTCCCGGGAGGGGGATAACTGGGAGGTTATCGAGCTACCTGCCATCATGCCATCCGGGACTCCTCTTTGGCCTGAATTCTGGAACAAGGAAGAACTGGAGGCGGCAAAGAACGAGCTTTCTGTTGCCAAGTGGAACGCGCAATACATGCAGAACCCCACCTCGGAAGAGGGGGCAATTATCAAGCGGGACGCATGGCGCATCTGGCGGGAAGACAGGCCACCGCAATGTTCTTATATTCTTCAGTCTTGGGACACCGCTTTTGAGAAGCACAACAGGGCCGACTACTCTGCCTGCACCACTTGGGGGGTCTTCTACCGGGAGAATGAAGATGGCAGGGAGATTGCCAACATCATGCTGCTGGATGCCTTCAAGGACAGGATGGAGTTCCCGGCACTGAAGAAGGTCGTATACGAGATGTGGAAGGAATGGAACCCAGACACTCTACTGATCGAGAAGAAGGCCGCTGGTGCCCCTCTGGTGTATGAGATGAGGAAGATGGGTATACCGATTTCTGAATACACTCCGACCCGTGGTTCAGATAAGATCGCCCGTGTGAACGCCATATCGGATATGTTCGCATCCGGCTTGGTATGGTGTCCCGACAGGCGGTGGGCAGAAGAGGTTGTCGAAGAGCTTGCTGAGTTTCCAAACGGCGATCACGACGATCTTGTTGACTCTTCGAGTCAAGCCCTCCTGAGATTCCGCCAAGGCGGATTTATTGTTGCGCCGACAGATGAACAAGAAACCGTCCTTCCGCGCAGAAAGGTTAGGTATTACTGATGAGCATCGAGAAACCGCTGGAGCCCCTCGTCCCGACGCAAATGGATTTTGAAGTCGAGATGGATATCGACACCGGCGAGACCGAAGTTGAAATTGAAGTGAAGCCCGTCACCTTCGAGGCGAACCTGCTGGAAGAGTTGGACGAACGCGCACACCAAACCATTTCCTCTGAACTGCTTGAGACCATCAAGACCGATCTGAACTCCCGGTCGGATTGGGAAAAAACCTATTCCGATGGCATGAAGCTCTTGGGCCTGAAGATCGAGCAACGGACGGAGCCATGGGACGGTGCCTGCGGTGTTTTCCACCCGATGCTCTGTGAGGCGGTGGTCAAGTTTCAGTCCGAGATGGTGCTATCCACCTTCCCGGCATCGGGCCCAGTGAAGACCCAGATTATCGGCAAGCTCACCAGAGACAAGGAAGAGTCTGCTGCCCGAGTTCAGGAGGACATGAATTATCGTCTGACTCAGGAGATGCCGGAATACCGGCCTGAGCATGAGCGTCTTCTCTGGACGGTTCCGTTTGCCGGATCAGGCTTCAAGAAGGTTTACTTCGACCCCAGCCTCAATCGTCAGGTTTCAATGTTTGTGCCCCCGGAGGACATTATCGTACCCTACGGCGCATCAGGACTTGAAACGACCCCCCGGGTTACCCACCGGATGCGAAAGACCGAAAACGAGATCAGAAAGTTGATGGCCGGAGGGTTCTACAGCGACATCGATCCCCTTCCCCAGCCCGATACCATCAAGAGCGACATCCAAAAGAAAAAGGATGAGGAATCCGGTCTGATTTCCGTCAAGGATGATCGTTACACCATTCTTGAATGTCATTGCGAGTTCGATCTTCCCGGTTTTGAAGACCTCGATGAAGATGACGAGCCCTCCGGCATCAAACTGCCCTACGTCATCACTATGTTTTCCACCGGCGAGTTGATTTCCATCCGGAGGAACTACTTTGAGGATGACCCGCTCAAGCAGCGACGTATGCACTTCGTGCATTACCCGTATATCCCCGGCTTCGGGTTCTATGGCTTTGGCCTGATTCACTTGATCGGTGGTTTTGCGGACTCCGCAACCTCGATTATTCGCCAACTGGTGGATGCGGGCACCCTGTCCAACCTCCCGGGCGGCTTCAAGTCAAAGGACATGCGGGTAAAGAACGACGATACCCCGATTTCACCCGGAGAATGGCGCGACGTTGATGTGGTGGGCAACACCATCAAGGACTCCATCGTCCCGCTGCCCTACAAGGAGCCCTCCGCAACGCTCTTCAACCTGATGACCACCATCGTCGAAGAGGGAAGGCGGTTTGCTTCTGTGTCCGACCTGAAGGTCTCGGATATGTCGGCCAATTCACCGGTCGGAACCACCTTGGCGATCCTTGAGCGCAACCTGAAGGTCATGTCGGCAGTGCAGGCACGTATGCACTCAGCCATGCGTCAGGAGTTTAAACTGCTTGCAGCCATCATCCGGGACTACACACCCCCCGAATATGACTACGATGCCGATGGCCCGCGCATGGCGAAGCAGTCGGACTACGACATGGTTGAAGTTATCCCTGTTTCAGACCCGAATGCGACCACAATGGCGCAAAAAGTGGTGCAATATCAGGCCGCTTTGCAGTTGGCGCAGGGTGCGCCAGAGATTTATGACCTCCCGCAGCTTCACAGGCAAATGCTGGAGGTGCTGGGCATCAAAAATGTGCAGAAAATCTTGCCATTGAAGGATGATTTCAAGCCAAGAGACCCTGTTGCAGAGAATATGGACGTTCTGTCGAACAAGCCGTTGAAGGCATTCACTCATCAGGATCATGAGGCCCACATCAAGGTTCACATGAACGCCATGCAAGACCCGAAAATACAGGCGATCATCGGCCAAAATCCCGCAGCGCAACAAATGATGGCGGCTTTGATGGCTCACATCAACGAACACACCGGCTATCAGTATCGGATTGAGATTGAAAAGATGCTGGGAGCGCCCCTGCCGCCCGAAGACGAGCCGTTGCCACCGGAAATCGAGGTTGCACTGTCCCGCGCTATTGCAATGGCGTCAGACAAGCTGTTGCAGAAGGATTCCGCCGAAGCGCAGCAACAGAAAACGCAGCAGCAGATGCAAGACCCCATGCTGCAAATCCAAATGCGCGAGCTTCAGCTTAAAGAGCAGGAGTTTCAGTTTAAATCTGGGATGGAATCGCGGGAAATGGCCCTTAAAGAGCAGGAAATGGCTCTCAAAGACGCCCGTGAGAACAAACGCATCGACACGCAGGCAGGTATTGCAGGCGTAACGATAGGCGCGAAAAAGGCTAACGATCAAGCCAAGATCGCAAATCAGCAACTTTTGAAGGGAGTCGAGCTTGGATCAAGCAGAGCTTCTGCACAAGCAAATCAAGGAACAGCAAACAGCCCTAGCTGATTCCGTGGCCCGTGGTTCCGCGAAGGATTTCGAGTCCTATCGTGAAACCGTTGGCGAGATAAAAGGGCTGCAACGAGTCTTACGGATGATAGAGGACATGCCTCGTGATTGAGACCGCAGAAAAGCAGGAAGTAGCAAGCAAAATCCCAGAGCCCACCGGCTACAGGATTCTGATCGCCATCCCGAAACTGGATGAAAAGTTCGACAACACCTCTATTGTGAGGCCGGAAAACTTCGCCAAGCGCGAAGAGATGGCTTCGGTAGTGGGGGTTGTGTTGAAACTTGGCCCACTTGCATACAGGGACGAGGAGAAGTTTCCGACCGGCCCTTGGTGTAAGGAAGGCGATTTCATCGTGATGCGCTCCTATTCCGGGACGCGCTTCAAGATCGTAGGAAACGAAGGCGAGCAGGAATTTCGCCTAATCAACGATGACACCGTAGAGGCTGTCGTTGCAGACCCCCGAGGCATTACTCGTGCGTAAGGAGACCATATGAGCGAGCAAGAGCAGCAGTTTGAGATTGAAGGCGACGAGCCCGAAGTCATTCAAAAACAACCGCCGGAAGGTCAGCAGTCCGATCTGGAAGAAGAGATCGAGATTGTCGATGACATTCCCGAAGGCGACCGAAACCGGAAGAAAGGCCCACCGGTAGAGGTCAACGATGACGAGATCGCTCAGTATGGCGATGGCGTTCAGAAGCGGATCAAGGACTTACGTCGAGCCTACCATGATGAACGCCGGGAGAAGGAACGTGCCTTCCGCGATCAACAGGAAGCCGTTCGGTTTGCCAAGGTCGTTTCCGATCAGAACAGGCAGCTTCAAGAGCGCCTGAAAACTGGTGAGCAAGTTCTGGTTGAGTCGCAGAAGACCGGGATTGATGCCAAGCTACTGAGCGCCGAAAAGGATTTCAAAGAGGCCCATGAGACCGGCGATGTGGATAAGATGCTGGCTGCTCAGAGGAAGCTCGCCATGTTCTCTGTTGAGAAACGGGAGGTAGATAATTACCAGCCAAAGTATCAAGAGCCTTTACAACAGCAGAATATTGATGTAGAACGAATTCCACAGGTCGTCCCCGACGAACGCACCAGTCGGTGGGTAGAGAGCAATAAGTGGTTCGATACTGATCCTGTCATGCGCGGTGCTGCGTTGGGCATTCACGACGAGCTTGTATCCAAAGGATATCAGGCTGGGTCTGAAGTCTACTTCGAGCAAGTTAATGCTCGCATTCGGGAGTCGTTCCCGCACAAGTTCGGTCAAACGAAGCCACCTTCTACAGTTGTTGCGTCAGCAGGGAGAACGGAGCCATCGTCTGGCAAGATCAAACTGACGAAGACTCAGGTCGCTATGGCAAAAAGACTTGGGGTACCGCTTGAACGCTACGTCGCATCAATACGGAAAGGTGAAGAAAATGTCTGATCGTAACAATCGTGAACAAGAAACACGCGAACAAACTGCTCGGAAGCGCGTCTGGACACCCCCGACACTGCTCCCGTCGCCAGCACCACAAGACGGTTACAAGTTCCGCTACGTCAGAACTTCCCTCGCGGGTCAGGCTGATAGCAAGAACGTGGCCGCAAAAGCATCTGAAGGATGGGAGCCGGTGAAAGTCGAAGACCATCCGGAACTCCAGAATTTTGGAAAAAGTTCTGGGAACGTAGAAATTGGCGGTTTGATGCTCTGCAAGACGCCCACTGACATGGTTGACCAGCGGAACGCTTATTACGCTGATATGACCCGGAAGCAGGCTCAGGCAGTAGACGCAAACCTCATGAGAGAAAACGATCCTCGTATGCCGCTGTTTAGTGAAAAACACACGACCACAAGTCGCAGCGCACGAGGGTAACTACAGGAGCTTAAACAATGGCTTACCCCACGATTGACAAGCCGTACGGTTTGAAGCCGATCAATCTGATTGGTGGGCAGGTGTACGCTGGTTCGACCCGTCTGATCGCTATTGCAAGCGGAGAGGGCACCTCGATTTTCTTCGGGGATGCCGTCAAGCTGACCAGTGGCTACATCACCCGTGATCCGGCTGACTCTGCCATGACCCCCGTTGGTGTTTTTGTTGGTTGCACCTATACCGACCCGAACAGCAATCAGAAGGTCTTCAAGCAATACTTCCCCGCCGCCACCGTTGCCTCGGACATCCAAGCGTATGTGGTCGATGACTACGACGCGCTGTTCAAGGTCGCTGTTGTTTCGAGCGGCACCACGATGAGTGGCGTCACGCAAGCCGCAGTTGGCTTCAACGCCGCCTTGGTGGACAACACCGGATCGACCTTCACTGGCGACTCGCTGGTAGCAATCTCGGCCACCACGGCGACGACCAACACCCTGCCCGTTCGCATCGTTGATGTCGTTTCGGACACCCGTAACTCGCTGGGCTCGTATACTGAAGTGATCGTGAAGTGGAACTTCGGTATGCACCAGTATCAGAACGCTACTGGCGTATAAGGAGACCATGAATCATGGCAATTTCTCGTTCCCAGCTACTTAAAGAACTCCTCCCCGGGCTGAATGCGCTGTTCGGTATGCAGTACGAGACCTACGGCGAAGAACACAAGGAGATTTTCGAGACCGAAACCTCCGAGCGTTCCTTCGAGGAAGAGCAGAAGCTGTCCGGCTTCAGCGCCGCCCCCGTGAAAAACGAGGGCAACGCAATTGCGTATGACAACGCACAGGAAGCATGGACTGCCCGCTACAACCACGAAACCATCGCACTGGGTTTCGCCATCACCGAAGAGGCGATGGAAGACAACCTGTACGACACCCTGTCGGCCCGGTATACCAAAGCTCTGGCTCGCGCCATGGCTTATACCAAGCAGGTCAAGGGCGCGAACATCCTCAACAACGGCTTTTCGTCCACCTACAAAGGTGGCGATGGTGTTGAGTTGTTTTCGACCGCACACCCGCTGGTATCCGGTGGCACCAACAGCAACGAGCCGACCACCGCTGCCGATCTGAATGAGACCTCGCTTGAGGCCGCTGTCATTCAAATCGCTGGCTGGACGGATGAGCGCGGTCTGCTGATTGCGGCTAAACCCCGCAAGCTGATCGTTCCGCCGAGCCTGATGTTCGTTGCGACCCGCCTGCTCGAAACTGAGTTGCGTGTCGGCACCAACAACAACGACATCAATGCTTTGAAGAACAACGGTTCAATCCCGGGCGGTTACTCTGTCAACCACTACCT